CCAATGTTTTTGACACCAAACAAGAATTCGCAATAATCCAAAAACTTGAGGGTTCCCATACGACGAGTGTTGCCTCGAGCGTCGGTTGATCCTGTGTAGTTACGCTTCGTCATGTTTGTCCCTATCTTTCAGGCCGTTGGAGGCGAGGATTCCTGACAATGCTCCGGTCAGAAACAACATCATGGGGGAAAGTAACGACCATGCGCTTTCATCGTTTGGTGACACATCTAAGGGCTGTACGACAAACAGTAAACCGTAAAGCAGAGCTGCGGTACTGAGAACAAACGTCGCCGACAGAGTTATGCCGACGATCAGGATTAGGCGTGCTTTAATTTCGCCATTAGTCATTCGTTTCATGGGTTGCACCTTGCTGATGTTGGGTGGGTTTGGCAGTTGTCTCGAGTGCGGTCGTTACAACTGGTGACGACAAACATTAACGCGATGGCTAGTCCTGCGATCACGGCCAGCGTTTTCACGGTGTATCGGGAAAGTCCGCTTCGGGGCCTGCTGTCCATGTGGCTGAGAAGTCTCGTAGGGCTTGGCGGTAGGTCGCCCATGCTTCACGGTCTACGGGTGAGTCAACTGTTTGTGTCCAGTCCGATTCTTTGAGTAGACGGTCACGGTGCAGGCGCATACGTTCATGCCACCATTCGGCAGGTACTTCGTCGGGGTCAAGTTCGTGAGATAAGTTCATCATGCCACCTCGTAGCAAAGTTGATATCGAATTTGGTCAGAGTTTGCTGGTACTACTGGGACTGTTGCAGATAAGACGCTTGATGCCGTGTAAGCAGGTGATGAGACAACTAATTGAAAAGTTGTTGCTGATATATAAAACGCTTGCATTGGGTAAAAAACGTAACCTGCCGAAGCGTCATAGAAAAGACCGTAACCGATCTGTGCGTTGTTACTTTTAATTGAAACGGCTGATGGAACACTGATTCGATAATTACCTGTCCCTGCAGCTGCACCTGAACTACCAAAAAAGATTGCACCTTCAACAAAAGCCCTTTTTTGTAACAGCTGGTATCTGCCATCAGCATAACTTCCCGTGCCCAAAGTCGGGTTTGTTGTCACCGCTGTAAGTGCAGGCGTATAAGTCTCCGCAACGGCCCCGATGGTGTTAAGCGTCGCCGCAGTTAACACCTGCCCGCTAGTCGTCCCTGCTGTCCACTGTGTAGCCATAATGTTTTCTCCTTTACCCGAGACGATTCGTGTCGAGTATTCCCATAGTTGTTGAATCTAAAATAAATGCCAAATTATCTACCGCAGACAATAATTGCATTGAAATACTAGTGTCGGAAGGTGTTGCGTTAATTGTCATCTCAACACCAATCGTCTGATAATTAACTGCAGAACTTTGACCAGCGCCTTGATAAGCAACCGACATCTGATTCCAAAACGCGTACTGGGGCCACAACAAACGCATAAATTGCAACATGGCAACACCATCATCAACCGCTGAACCTTTTAACCCCGAATAAGTAAAAGTGATAGCAGTCGGAATAAATCTTGGGGTTGAATACCGTGTTACCCAAGCAGCCGCAGGGGTAGCGTTGTAAGCCGTGTCAGCATTACCGGGTGAAGAAAAAGTAATGCTTCGAGCACCATATGCCATTTGTGAATCTGTGTCATTATTGCTGTAGGTGCCAACTTTTGCGCTGTTTATTAACGTGCTGACAGTAAAACCGTTTTGAATTTGTACATATGGGAGTTGACCTGAAGTCGGAGCTGTACCTGTACCAACTGCATCATAAGTAATGTTGTTTTGTGTTTTGTTGCCAGGTCCCTGAATGGTGTATGCCCAAGTCCAAAGGTTTGTCGCTCTTATGTATCCAGTAGAAAAAAGAGTACAAACACCCGAGGCAAGCAAAATGTTATTTATGCCATCACCTAAATAAAAGGCGGTTCCAATACCACCGTAGTTATCTGTCAATTGCGAATTAACCAAATTTGTTGAATCGTTTGCTACTGTGTAATCACATAAAGCAAAGGGCGAAGCGGCCATTGTTTGACGATTGGGTAAACCACTAAAGCCGTTAACACCCTTGATAATTGCCGTAAAAGCCCCGGGGATAGTAACTGTTTGTGATGAGTAAGTGCCAGTTGTTGAACGGCCTGCAACAGATAGCCAATCAAGCCCTGAGATTGTCACGTAAGATTCTTTTCCACTGACATCTTGAATATCAAAATTGGTAATGATGCCCACAAACGAGGTTCCAGTATTAGCACCCGAAGTCGAAGTGATTATTAGTGCTTTTGTAAACCAGTTAGTTGAACCATATGTTCCAGAACCGCCTGGAGTAAAAGCACCGTCAAAGTTTTTAATAGTGACCGCAGCTGTTGATCTGCCCATTCCGCCAAGTCGAGCGTTTGCTGTAATTGAATGGCTCAAAACAGATGTAGTGATATCTGTTAATCCTGTGCAGTCACCAAATTCTATTTTCCATGTCAGAGCGAAAGCCATTAAATCCTCACTGATGAGGTTGTAGCGACTTGTAGTGAACCGTTGTCACGAACCCATTTTTGTAGTGCTGCTACAATTTGATTGGGGTCGCCACCATTAACATTCACAGTTACTGTGGTTGCCGCAGTGTTAGTAGAGCTGCTAGATGAACTAGTACCAAACCCACTCATATCAAAACCAGGCGGAAGCGCGTTAGGTGCCGACCCGTGAGTGCCACGATTACGCATTGCGTTTAGTTCAGGCGTGTATCCGCCAGCCGCAATAATGTTAATCATGTCAATGGCACGCTCAAGTTGACCGGTATCTACAAGGATTCGAATTTGATTTTTTTGTGTGTCCGTCAAAGTAATGGTTTCGGCAAGGTCAAGGACCATGAGTTTGGCGTCAATCAGGCCTTGTTTATAATCGGCTAATGCACCGTCGGCACCCTGGTATGCCTCAATTGCCACTTTCTTGAGTTTGTCCAATTCGTCGCGAGCTTTCTCAGACTCTGATTTTAAGTTCAGTTCGTCTTTGAATATCTGCCATTTAGTAGTTGCTAATGAAACCTGATCTTTAAGGTCCTCAACTGCCTGCTGAAGTTTGTATGTATCGTCTTTGGCGCCTTGCGCTCGACTGGCGTAATAGCCGCCATACATTTCGGCAAGGCGTTCAAACTCAAGTCTGGCAATAGCAGTTTCGTCACCTATTGAGGCCATGTACTCAACAGAAAAAGCGTCCTCAATAACACCACCAGAGCCGCGTAACAGTTCAGGAAGTTTTGCTAACAACTCAAGCAGTTGCGCGACTTTAGGAATTAGACGTTCGCCAAGGTTGATAGCCATTTTTTCAAATGAGTCTCGCAAGGTGTCCATTGCGGCGCGATAGTTCTCTGCCTTTTTGACTTCCTCTTTGTCAATAATCTTTGAGTCCTCGACATCAGCCAAAGACTTTGTGAGTTGATCGGCACCTATACCAATAAGTTCGGCCATGGACTGCCAGCCCTTGCCAAGCAGCTGCGAAGCAACCTTGGCTTTTTCTGCTGGGTCCTTAATATTCTTAAGGTGGTCAATTGTTTTGAGAAATGTTTTGTTGACGTCTAGCGCGCCAGTGTTGGTGTACTCAAGGTCAATGCCAAGGTTTTTGAATAGGTCAGGGTTAGCCCCAACCGTTTTGTTCATTCTGCCAATAGCGGTTTGAAGTTGATCTGAACCAATGCCGATATCTCCAGCGACTTCCATCCAGCGCGAGGCATCCTCAACTGCTAGTCCGGTTGCTTTAGAAAATTTGCTTGCTTCAATGGCTAGGTCTTGAAACGCGTTAATGCCTTTAACGGCAAAAGCAGCAAAGGCGGCACCTGCAGCGATAGCAAAAGTTGCTGCATGTTTTTCTACTGTATCCATAACAGACTTCGCGCCTGCTTTGAACTTGCCTAGCCCGCCTTGAGCCTCGCTGACGGCCGTTTTGAAATTGCCAAAAGCAATCTTGGCTTGTTTAAGACCTTGATCTTGAAGGTCGGTAATGATTGGGATACGGATAGCCATTAGAGGATCACCAGTTTCGTTATGGCCGAGATTCGACCCATGACTTCATTTACCGACTTTGACATCTCTGCCTCAATGGCACCTGCGTGCTGTTCATAGGACCGCCACATGACACGGGAAGGAATCTGAAATGCGTTTAGAGCGTTGCCAAGAGGGTTAGAGGTCTTTTTGCCTGCCATGTCAAAAATGGCGGCTGCAGCGTCTTTTTGAACAATGGTCAAAACTGCGTCTTGTTTTTTAGAAAGTGACGTTGCAACTGCAACACCTTTTGAGGCTTTCGGTTGGCTCCACGGAAACAACGGTCGTCCGCCTGGTGCCCACGCGCGAGACATTCCAGAAAGGTAGTCCGTTTGGTAAGCGTTTTTGGCTTCGTCAATTGCTGGACGAACAATCTGTTTGGCGTCGGCAAAGAATTGTTTTTTGACTTCGGGTTGGATTTGTTGCAATGCCTTAAGAGTTGACTCAAGTCCTTGGACTTCCATTGTCATCGCGTCACCTCTCTTTCATAATCTGTGCGACTGTCGAGAGGTCGTCAACATCAAACTCTATACCAGGCGGCCACCACCCCGTGAGGACCAACATTTGGCTCAAGGTGTAACTGTGGGAGCCGCTTTCGTAGGGTTTGCATTGCCACTACTAACAATCTCAATTTCCACCAGCTTGTTGACAAACGAATCAAACTCCACCGGTATGGCTTGACCGTGTTCCGTCTGGATTTTGGCTGAGTGCCACGCCATAAACGCCATGTCCTCCATACCAAAATTGTCGGCAAGGTCTGACGTTTTCATTTTAAATTTTCGTTCCCATGCGACAAGCGTTGCAAGCGTTGTCGTAATGGTCGCAGGTCCAAAGCCGATGTCGAATCGGATTGTTAACTTCATGTCGGGCTCATTTCTGTTGAGGTTTTAGATCAGGCTTCCGACCAGGCGAACGTGCCGCCCATGA